TCCATCTATGTGTTCCACGCGGACACCGAGGGGCTGAATTTCAGAAGGGCGTTTGCGGACGCGGGGTTCTACCTCTCCGGCGCCTGCATTTGGAAAAAGCAGTCGCTTGTACTGGGGCGTTCCCCGTATCAATGGCAGCACGAACCGATACTGTTCGGATGGAAAAAGAAAGGCAAGCATCTGTGGTACACGGGCAGGAAGGAATCGACCATCTGGGAGTTTGATAAGCCCAAGAAGAACGCCGACCATCCGACCATGAAGCCTATTCCTTTGCTGGCGTACCCGATCCTTAACTCCAGCATGAGCAACGCGATCGTTCTCGACCCGTTTGGCGGCAGCGGCAGTACGCTCATCGCCTGTGAACAGACGGAGCGTGTATGCCACATCATCGAACTGGACGAGAAGTTCTGCGACGTCATCATTAAGCGGTACATCGAGCAGGTCGGCGGCGCGGATGGCGTGACCGTTCAGCGTGACGGGTTGACTTACCGATACGACGAGGTCGCCGATGATCCCGAAGAAGTCATCCCGCTGTTTTAACGGAGGTAATAGATGACTATGAAAACAAATATGACCCTCGGCAGCTTGTTTGACGGCTCCGGGGGTTTTCCTTTGGGCGGTCTGCTTTGCGGCGTCACGCCTGTTTGGGCTTCGGAGATCGAGCCGTTTCCCATTCGGGTCACGACAAAGCGGCTGCCGAACATGAAACACTACGGTGACATATCGACGATGGATGGCGGCACGGTCGAGCCTGTGGACATTATTTCCTTCGGCTCGCCTTGCACCGATATGTCCGTAGCCGGAAAGCGCGCCGGACTCGATGGGAGTCAGTCGGTGCTGTTCTATCAAGCCATCCGAATTATCAAGGAAATGAGGTGCGCCACAAATGGCAAATACCCAAGATACATCGTATGGGAGAATGTCCCCGGCGCTTTCTCCTCAAACGGAGGCGAAGACTTCAAAGCCGTTCTCGAAGCGGTCGTTGGCGTCATCCACGAAAACGCCGAGGTGCCTATGCCTGAAAACGGGCGATGGCCCTACGCCGACCTATATGTGGGTAACGGATGGAGCGTTGCTTACCGTACTCTCGACGCGCAATACTGGGGAGTCCCCCAACGCCGACGCCGCATCTACCTTGTCGCAGATTTTGCAGGTTGGAGTGCCGGAGAAATACTATTTGAGTCAGAAGGCCTGTCAGGGTATTCTGCGGAGAGCTTCCGCGCGTGGCAAAGAACTGCCTGCCGTGCTGAAAGCGGCGCTCGAACGCCAAGCCTCTGCTTAAACGACCAGGGCGGCGCGAGGATGGACGTCAGCGAAGACATAACCGCGGCGCTCCGTGCCGAAGCGCATCACCCGCCCTGTGTTATGGAGTCCGCCGGGTTTTGTACGGAACACTCCGCAAAGGCGAGATCAATAGGATACGAAGAGGAAACCTCTCCCACGCTCCGAGCCGGAACGGTTCCCGCCGCTATCGCTTTGGAGAATCATCCGATGGACGGCCGCATTCGCATTGAAGAAGGCGAAGCTGTGCAAACCCTGTCGGGACGCATGGGAACGGGCGGCATGAACGTGCCGCTGCTCATGAGCGAGGATGCTCCGCTGACGCTGAAGATACGAAGCGGCTGTGAGGGCGGCGGCAAAGGCGCGCTTATACAAGAGGATAAATCCGCTACGCTGTCGTGCAATAACGACCAGACGGTTTTCGTTCCTTCTGTATATGACGGCAAGCAGGTCACCTCCAAGACCAACCGTTCCAACCCACGACCCGGCGCTCCGTGTCATACGCTTGCGGCGGGGAGCGCGGATTCGGCGGTGGTATGTTACGGCATCTGCTCTGACAAATCCAACGCCATGCTTTCGGACAATCCGCACAGCGGTGTTTATGAAGCCGACTCCTCTCGCACCCTCGACGCCAACGGCGGCAACCCGTCCTGCAATCAGGGAGGCGTCGCTGTCGTGGAGGCGTATGCATTGCAAGGTTCCATGATCGGGCGCTCGGAAAAGAACGGGCCGCAAGGCGACGGCGTGAACGAGGATGTTTCGTTTACGCTCAACACCATCGACCGCCACGCGGTGTATGCGTTGACGACCGGCAGTTTCACGCAGGTCAGCGAGAACACCGCCCCCACCTTGCTTTCACGGGACTACAAGGATGCGACCGTCGTTTCCGAACCTGCCTACGGTATCGACCGGGCGGCTTTCAACCAGGGCAGAAACGCACAGTACAAACCGTCCATCGAGGAGGAACAGCAGCCGACGCTTACGGCGAAAGGCCCCGGCGCGGTAGCGCAGCCAGCGTCGTTCTATCCGCAGATGAAAGCGGAGAGTCAATGCTTCCGGCAGGACGGGACGTCGAACACGCTGGTCAACGGCACGAACCCCGGCTATCAGAACGGGCTGGTCGAACCCGGCTATTCGGTAAGAAGGTTAACGCCGACCGAGTGCGCCAGGCTCCAGGGCTTCCCCGACTGGTGGTGCGATGACCTCGGTACGGATGAACCCACCGACGCCGAGATTGCTTTCTGGTCGGACGTATGGGAAACGCATCGTGTGATCACGGGCGGCTCCTCAAAGCCGAAGACGAGAAAGCAAATCGTGAAATGGCTGCAAGCGCCGCATTCCGACGCCGCCGAGTACAAAATGTGGGGCAACGGCGTGGCTCTGCCGTGCGTATTCTTCGTGCTTGCGGGAGTGGTTTGGGCGTCAAAAAAGATAGAGAAATAGTACAAATAACGCTTGCTATTCCTTCGGTTTAGAGTGATATATGTACTACCAAAAAGAAAGGTGGTACATACCATGACATTCAAGTACAACGTGACCGGCGCAAAGCGCAAAGAACTGGTGAACGCAATCAGCGAGATCACCGAAGCCCCCGTTAAGTACATGGGCGCTCCCAGCTTCGCCTACGAGGTGGATTACTTCTCCATCGACAAAAACGGCGGGGTCACCTTCGACGACCGTGCCGACAGCGAGGAAATCGAGATGCTGGTCGAAGCCCTCCTCGAAAAAGGCTTTGAGCCGGAAGCCGCAGCCACGGAAGAACAGCCGACCGGGGAGGAAACAGCCGCGGACGATGCTTCCGAACCCGACGAAACAAGGCTTTGCATTTCCATGCCGCAGTCGCTTTTCACCGAAGCCTCGCTTTTGAACCTTGACCGCCTGCTGGAAGCGAAGGGCGCACTCATAAAAAAGGCGCTGGGCGTTACTGAACTGCCCGTGGTCAAACTGGACGGCAAGGTCTGCTTCCCCTGGTTTGATGGCGAACCGACCCCGGAGGAAATCAAAGCCTACGACCATTTCATTTGCGCCCTCTGCGAGATGGCACGAAATCAGAAGCGGGTCACGGCAAAGGAAAAGGACACAGAAAACGAAAAGTACGCTTTCCGATGCTTCCTCCTGCGGCTGGGCTTCATCGGCGCAAAGTACAAAGAGATGCGGAAAATCCTGCTCCGAAACCTCGAAGGCAACGGCTCCTTCAAAAGCGGCGCACGAAAAGAACCCGCCGCCCCCACCGCGGAAACCGAAGAAGCGGCGGTCGATTGCGGTGAGGCGCTTGCCGACGGAACGCTCATGCAAGAGGTCAACGCTTCCTATGAAAGCGAGGCCGCCGATGAGCAATAACTACCCAACCCGCGAAACGGTCGAGCGACTCCGCAAGCGTTACCCGATCGGGTGCCGTGTGGAACTGGTGTGTATGGATGACCCGCAAGCCCCACCCGTCGGCACACGGGGTACCGTAACCGGCGTTGATGATATTGGCTCGGTGATGGTCGACTGGGACAACGGCGGCAGCTTGAACGTCGCTTTCGGCGCTGACGAATGCAGAAAGGTGGTTGAAAAATGAAACGCGCAGATACAGTTGAACTTGCTGTCCGCTTGCTAAACTCCACGCTCGGCCTGGATGAGCTCCCGCTCGAAGTTCATGGTCGCATCGCAACCGCGCTCGTGTTGCTTGATACGCAGGATGAAGAAAATATCTTCGTTGCGATACAGGAAGCCAGAAAATACATTGACGCGGACAATGCGGCAATCGAGAGCTTTGTTAAGAAGTGGGATGAGCGCGATGACTGAAGGGAGAAGCGGAGTGGTGAACATGAAACGCATTTATATGACATACGCCGCCGTCCTTGGCTCGGAGCAGATGGCGAGGATATGCCCTACGGCAAGGCCAATCGGTACGGCCGAGCTAAAGGACTATCGACTGCTGTTTCGCGGCAAGCACGGCACGGCGGTCGCTGCGCTCGAACCGCAAAAAGGCGCGTCCGTACCCGCAACGCTGTGGGAGTTATCTCCCGCCGACGAGTCCGCTCTCGACCGCAGCGTGGGCTGTCCCGCTGTGTATCAAAAGGAATCGCTGACCGTCACGCAGGGTCGCAAGCGTGTCAAAGCAACGGCATACATCATGCGCGACGGTTTTCCAACCGCAGCGCCGAGTCGTCACTATTACGGACTGCTCCTTAAGGGGTATCGTGAACATGGCTTCGATGAACGGAAGCTGGCGGCTGCGCTTGGCGCATCGGTAAAGGAGGACGGTTCAAATGACTCCGAAGATTAAAGCGCAAATTCTCGCCGTGCGGGACACCGGGCTGACAAATATGTTCGACCTCACCGCGGTACAGCGAATTGCGTACAGTATGGATTTTTTCGAACTGGTGTGCTTCCTCGAAGAGCATTCGCGTGAGTACGTCCGCTTCATTCTGACCGGTGAGGAATAGCGAAAAAAGTCAGATAACATCTACACATTTTCGCAGAAAAGACTTGCTATTATGTCGGTTTAGAGTGATATATACAGTACCAAAACGAAAGGGGTACACACCATGAAAAAGCCGACAGCCATGACCTACAAGGAGCTCGAAAACGAGGTCATCAAAAACCGCCGCGAACTGCGGACGGCGACCCTCGAAAGAAAGCGGGAACTCATTGCCCGCAGCCACGACCTCATGACCGAGATGGACCGCCGCTGGAACGCCCGATAAGGAGGAAACGAACATGAAGATGAGCAAATTCTACGACCTCCTTCGGGGCCACGCGAACATCAAACTGACGAACGCCAAGGGCGACAAGGTTTTTTACGAAGGCAGCCTGAACGCTTTACCCGACGCTTTCGATGACTGGACGGTCATTGACTTCGACGCGAAGAACGACCTTGCGGGGGAAGTTACCTACCGCTTCCAGGTCAAACGATAAGGAGGGACGAAGAGATGACAGACAAGCAATTACAGCAAGCCAAGAGCCAGCTCCCCCAGGGAGAGAAGTTCGACAGAGCCTACAGCGCCTTCGAGGGCGGCATCCGGCTGATTTCCAGAAAGGCCGACGGCACGGAAACGCGCTACAAGGTACACTTCGACAGCGACGGCAACGTCAGCCTGGAACGGTTTTAGGAGGGTGCGCCATGTGGAAAGAAGGAAGCCTTAAGGTTTACAACAGCGTTTTCCATTACTGGATGAAGGTCTACGACACGGGAAGCAAGTTCGGCGTCGACGGCGGCAAGGTTTCCAAGCTGATGCTCAAGCGCGACGGCAAGGTTGTTGCGAACTACGACAGGGGTTGGGATATTAAGCCGATTGACCCCGACACACAGCTTGCGGTGGAGATTCTCCTGCACAGCGAAAACTACTGACAACAACCGGGATCACGGCCCTTCGGGGCTGTATCTCGTACTGATAAACACGACCGCATGGACGGTCTTTTTTTATGCCCTTTGGAAGGAGGTGACCGCGTATCCGAAAGCTGAAAAAGTACACGCCGACCGTATATAAGGCGAAAGACTCCCGTTACGACAAGGATGCGGCGGATTATGCGGTCGGCTTTATCGAGTGTCTGTGCCATACGAAAGGTACCTGGGCCGGCAAGCCCTTTGAACTGATCGACTGGCAGGAGCAGATTATCCGCGACCTATTTGGGATTATGAAGCCAAACGGGTATCGGCAGTTTAACACGGCCTACATCGAGATACCGAAAAAGATGGGTAAATCGGAGCTTGCTGCGGCGGTCGCGCTTCTTTTGTGTTGCGGCGACGGCGAAGAACGCGCCGAGGTTTACGGCTGCGCCGCCGACCGTCAGCAGGCGTCAATCGTGTTTGAAGTTGCCGCCGACATGGTCAAGATGTGTCCGGCGCTCTCAAAACGGGTGAAGATACTCGCTTCTCAAAAGCGTATCGTGTTCCTCCCCACCAACAGTTTCTATCAAGTGCTTTCGGCGGAAGCGTACTCAAAGCACGGGTTCAACATCCACGGCGTGGTTTTCGACGAGCTGCATACCCAGCCCAACCGTAAGCTGTTCGACGTCATGACCAAGGGCTCCGGCGACGCGAGAATGCAGCCGCTGTATTTCCTTATCACGACGGCGGGAACCGACACCCACTCCATCTGCTACGAAACGCACCAGAAAGCAAAGGACATCCTCGCCGGGAGGAAGGTCGACCCCACGTTCTACCCCGTGATTTACGGCGCGGCGGAAGAGGATGATTGGACTGATCCCAAGGTGTGGAAGAAAGCCAACCCGTCGCTCGGCATCACGGTCGGCATCGATAAGGTGAAAGCCGCTTGTGAGTCGGCCCGGCAGAACCCCGCCGAGGAGAACAGTTTTCGCCAGCTTCGCCTGAATCAATGGGTCAAGCAGGCGGTACGTTGGATGCCGATGGAGAAATGGGATAAGTGCGCGGTCCCCATAAGCGAGGACGACCTCGAAGGCCGTGTGTGTTACGGAGGACTGGACTTGTCCTCGACAACGGATATCACCGCGTTTGTGCTGGTGTTCCCGCCGCTGGACGATGACGACAAATACGCCGTGCTTCCGTATTTCTGGATTCCGGTGGACAACATCGGGCTTCGCGTCCGGCGCGACCATGTGCCATACGACGCATGGGAGAAGCAAGGCGTACTGCTGACGACCGAAGGCAACGTGGTTCATTACGGATTCATCGAGCAGTTCATTGAGAAACTCGGCGAACGATTCAACATCCGTGAGATCGCTTTCGACCGCTGGGGCGCTGTGCAGATGGTGCAGAACCTTGAGGGCATGGGCTTTACGGTCGTTCCTTTCGGTCAGGGCTTCAAAGATATGAGTCCTCCGACAAAGGAGCTCATGAAGCTGGTGCTGGAAGAGAGAATCGCGCACGGCGGTCAGCCGGTCCTTCGCTGGATGATGGACAACATTTTCATCCGCACCGACCCGGCCGGGAACATCAAGCCCGACAAAGAAAAGTCCACGGAGAAAATCGACGGCGCGGTCGCTACCATAATGGCGCTCGATCGTGCCATACGATGCGGCAACGACACAAGTGCTTCGGTCTATGACGACCGCGGC